TATGGCAGTCAAAAATACACATTTAGAACATTTAGAAGACGAAATTATCAATAATGGTATTGATGGTGGTCGTGCCGCTATAAACTTTTTACAAGGTTTACGAGACATGATGAAAGGTAATTCCAATTCATCTGTCAATATGACTGTCAAATGGGATGGTGCACCTGCAATCTTTTGTGGGAAACATCCTGAAACAGGTAATTTTTTTGTTGCAAAGAAATCTCTTTTCAATAAAGAACCGAAATTTTACACATCTGAACACGAAATCAATCAGGCATCTGAACTCTCTGGTCAATTAAAAGAGAAGTTTTTAACTGCATTTAAATATCTTTCAAGGTTGTCTTGGAATACCATACTTCAAGGTGATCTAATGTACACCAACGATAAGAAAATGCAGAAAATAGATGGCAAATCTTATATTACTTTTCAACCTAATACTATACTATATGCAGTTGATATAGAATCAGAGTTGGGTGGTCAAATTGCAAATTCACAAATGGGTATTGTGTTTCATACTACATACTCAGGTAGTACAATAGATTCTCTTTCTGCTTCATTCGGTGCGAATATAAGTTCTTTAGGTCACAGTAAAGACATTTGGATAGATGATGCAACATACAGAGATGTTTCTGGAAGTTCTACATTAACTGCAAGAGACACACTTGCACTTACACAAGAATTGACTGAAACGGGTAAAGCATTTCATGGTATTAAGAGACCAGATTTAGATAAGTTTCAAAAAATACAATCAGAGATCGCAAAGAAAGGTATAGGTGCATCTTACAAAACTTATGTCAATTCACTTATTCGAGGTGGTGCCTACAAACCTACATTTGATGGTTATTTAAAACACTTTGAAAACTATTGGAGAGATATGGTAGTTGGCAAAGTAAAAACAGAAAAGACAAAACAAATTAAACAAGAGGTAGGTGAACAACTATATAATGAATTAAGATCACTTAAAGTATTAATCACCAATCTTACAAAATTTATGGAACACTTAGTTATTGCAAAAGGTATTATTGTCAAAGGACTAAATCGTGTCAAATCAGTGGGTCATTTTGTTAAGACTGATACAGGTTTTAGAGTAACAAATCCAGAAGGATATGTTGCAATAGATACAAGTGGTAGAGCAGTTAAATTAGTAGATAGATTAGAGTTCAGTCAGGCAAACTTTAATGCCTCTAAGAATTGGGATAAGTAATGAAAAATTTAAAAGACTTTTTAAAAGAACAGAAACTAAAGGGTGCAGTCTTCACATTTGGTAGATTTAATCCTCCAACTATTGGGCATGAGAAACTTGTTGACAAACTAAACAGTGTCGCAGGATCATTTGGTGGTGACCCAATTCTATTTGCATCACACTCAAACGATAAGATGAAGAATCCATTAGCACATAGAGATAAGATCAAGTATCTCAAAGCATTCTTTGGTCGTAAAGTCAAGGTGATGGATGTAGATGCAAGACAAGTATTTCAGATTCTAGTATTCTTATACGATCAAGGTTATAGAAGACTAGGTATGGTTGTAGGTTCTGATAGAGTCAGAGAATTTGATACCATTATCAAAAAGTATAACTCAGTAAAAGGTCGTCATGGTTTTTATAAGTTCGAAGATATACAAGTAGTATCTGCTGGTGAAAGAGATCCAGATGCAGATGATGTATCAGGAATGTCAGCATCTAAGATGAGAGAATATGCTGAGAAAGGCGATTTCGAGTCATTCAAAAAAGGTGTACCTTCTCAAGGCAAAAATCAAGCAGAAAAACTTTATAAAGACATTCGTAGGGGTATGGGTATCATGGAAAATACTCTACCTGATTACATGATAAAAGATTTGATTACTGAGGGCGTATACGATCCAGGTATTTTCAAAGCAGTTTTCCTAATGGGTGGGCCAGGCAGTGGTAAATCAGCAGTTGTAAAACAGTTGAACTTCAATGCATTAGGATTGAAATTAGTCAACAGTGATAGTGCATTTGAAAGAGGACTAAAGAAGGCAGGACTATCATTAGACCTACGAACATTAGATGCAAATGTAAGAGATAAAATTCGTAATAGAGCAAAACAAACCACACTTGCAGGTCTAGAAGGATACATTCAGGGTAGACTAGGATTGGTATTTGACACAACATCTGCAAAGGCAAGTAAGATATTAGACTATAAGAAGATGTTGGACAATCTTGGTTACGAATACAAGATGGTGTATGTAAACACATCACTTGAGTTTGCACAACAGAGAAATGCAGAACGAGCTCGTAAACTACCTGATGTAGTTGTAAAGTCAGACCATGAAAAAGTACAACAAAATGTAGAAATGTTTAGAAGAGTTTTTGGTAATGATTTTATAGAAATCAAAAATAATGATACATTTCAAGCATTACAGAAGAAGGCATCATCATTATACAGTGGTATGATGACTTGGGTGTCTAGATTTCCTAGTAACAAACTTGCAACTCAGTGGAGAGAGATCGAGTTGCTGAAGAAACAACAAAACACATAAATAGTATTATGGACTTTATAGAACAACTAAAAATAGAAAGATTGCTTGAAAAGAAAGTCAATCAAGACAAAGAAATCAAAGACCGAGACGGTACTCAACCTGCGAAATACTATGCAAAAGATGCCGAAGGTGATGATATGGCAAAGTCCACTAAACAGGATCGTGCTAGACACTTTGAGAAAGGCGCAGAGAAAGACGATAACGATCCTTCTGCATACAAACCAGCACCAGGCGATGCTCAGGCAAAAACAAAACCCTCACAACATACTAAGAAATTCAAAAAGATGTTTGGTGAAGATGCAGTTGCAGCTGCCAAACTAAAGGCAAAACAAGCAGATGAAGCTGAAAGACTCAAACTAAAACAAGAGAGAGAAGCAGAAGCACTAAAAGATCGCCACGATAGAGAAAACGAAAGACAAAAAAAGAGAGACGAGTCAGAAAAAGAAAAAGAGGCAATCGAAAAACAAAGACAGTCACAATCAGAAGATACATTACCTGATATAGATGTAGATGCAATCTTAGAAAAGGCAGAGTCAGAAGCACAACAAAAACTCATGGGCATGGCACTTGCATATAAAAGAGGTGAAATGAAAGATGCACCTGAGAAAGTCAAAGAACTTGCAAAGTCTATGTCAGAGAAAGACTTAGAAGATTTTGCAAAGACAAAACATAGTGAAGTGCCTGCAAAGAAAGAAGAGATAGAAGAAGAATCTGCCGCTGATGCTTCACTAAAGAAAAAGGCAGACAAAACAGGTATTGATTTTGGCATATTGAAACAAGTTTACAACAGAGGTGTTGCAGCTTGGAGAACTGGTCATAGACCAGGTACCACACCAGAGCAGTGGGGACATGCAAGAGTAAATTCTTTTGTAACTAAGTCTTCAGGCACATGGGGTAAAGCAGATGCTGACCTTGCCAGAAAAGTACAAGGCAAGAAAGAACAAGTCGAAGAAGGCATGATGGTTGCCAGAACACATGAAATTATTGATACAGTTCTAAACAGAGTAAGAGAGAAACTTACTAAAGAATATAGATCAAATCCTGAAAAAGGTATCAATCTTCTACAATCATTTGCAAAAATGATGAACTTTACTGTATCAAATAAAGCACAGAAAGATGGCTATCTGTTTCTAAAAATGGGTGATGAACTTACTGAAGGTAAAATGGGAGACATCTTCTACCATTTACAAAACGGTGACAGTGCAGAGACTATCGCTAAGTCTTGTAAGATATCAGTTCAAGTTGCAAAGGGTTTCATAGATGATTTCAAAAAACATTATCCAAGAGAATACAAACAAGTCTATGAAACATTTACTGAAGGTGCAAGAGAAAGAATTCTAAATCGTTTCTATGATAAACTAGGCATTGATCAACAAACACACGACTTCATTCTACAGAAAGACAAAGAATGGGGAGAAAAAAGACTCAAAGCAATCAAATCACCTGACGGTCTTGAAGCACTTATGAAAGTAGACCAAGAGATCGAAAGAGAAAAGTCAGCACTTATCAGACAAGGTAAGTATGTCAAATATTGGGAAAAGTAGATTATGAATAAACTAGGAAAAGGAAACTTTACAGACAACGGAGTACACGAACAAGGTACAGACGAAACACGAATTGCATATCAGAACGATACACCAGGTCAAGCAGTTGATCAATTTATCAAAGAAAGAGAAAAGGCATTCCACGAACAGAAAGAACAAAAGAAGAAGCATTTTTCTCAAATCTTTCAGAATCCTCTCAAAGGTTTTCCATACAACGAAGAGATCGAAGTAAAAGAACTATAAAAAATGGCACAGTGGAATAAGGACAGTCAGAGTTATCTGAATAATAACAAGACACTATTTGAGATAGTTGGTCTTGCAGATAAAGACGGAAACATCATCAATACATTTGGTGCTGCTTCTAATGTGCCTCTTTCCAATGGTGATATTGCAGGTTATTCTCATGTACATAAGTTTGGTAAGAATCCTGATCTTGCAAATGGTACTGTAGAGACTATATGGGATGGATCAGTTATCTATCCATGGGCAACATGGGATGCAGGTGCATCACTTGTATATCTAAAATCAACC